GATCAGCGAAGGTGTCGCGAGATAGCCGCCTGTGAAATTACTGATACCACTGCCGCCCGAGGGCTGAGAGCCTGAAATGCTCGGACTACTAGGCGCGAGGGCTGCACTCAGACCAGCAGATACAGCGGAGCCGGCTACGGCAGCGGCAACGCCCCAAGGCATTTACTTGCCCTCCACAATCTGATGCTCTTCCGCGACCTCGATCGCGCCGGAACGCGAGGTATTGTGAATGCACATCAGCATGCCTCTGGTCTGGAAATGGAAGAGATGCTTCGCATGGGCTGGAATGACGAGAAAGCACGGGCCTTTGAAGGGCTGCGGCGGCGCACCTTCTTGCGACAACGTTCCTTCGCCGAATGGGATGGCCGAGACATGCTCATAGGCATGCGCATGCTGTGGGACATAAGTATCGGCCTCGAACACGGCGTAGCGAATGCCGATGCCGTCAGCCTCTTCCCAATCCATTGCTTCCGGCTGGATCGGGAGCGGCTCGAACTCGGTCACGGCTCCGCACGCATGCAAGCAATGGCAGAAACGCGAGGCGTTTTCCCTCGATTGACGACGCTATGGGTAACGAGATTGTCGAACTCCCAAGCCTCGCCAGGATGCATCACCACTTCATCGTCTCCACAGTAATTGACGCAATCGGCGTTATTCTCGATCACGACATAAACCTTGGTCGTGTAGAACTCGGCATGCCATCCGCCGCGGTCATCATGCGGCTTGACTTCGCCACCAGCTGGAATGCGCGTCAGCAAGATGCCGCCGAGATGCGTGGCCCTGACCTTTGCCATCAAGTCATAGATGATGGGTTGCAGCGCCGTGAGCTTTCGCCATGCCGGATACCAAGTCGCAAAGTGTGGCTCCAAGAACCGCTGCGGGCTTGTCAACTCTTCAAGCGCTCGGTAACGCACCCAGATATCGTCAGTCTGGTAGAAAACACCTTGCTGCCGAAATACCTGAGCGTTCCACAATTCCGGTTGTTTTCGAAGCTGCGCGGCCAATTGGCTAACGTCATAATGGCCGTGAAACTTGAAGAATTTCATCGCTTGCGGCTTTGGAATACCGCCAATGGTTCGGGCGTCATATCGTAAACCGTTCCCACTCTGCGCATGACGCCGTAGCGACAGACATGTTCCCAACTCTTCCGCTGCTCGAATGGTGCCCACTCGAGGATCACGAGCTCATCGCGAAGGCCATTCAAGAACGTCAATATCGCTTCGAGCTTGTTCCGCGCGCTTGCCCAAGGAAACCAGACAATCTCGCCTAGCATCAGGGCCTTGCGCCTCATCTCGCCAAGGACAAGCCCAACCGGCATATGACCCTTTGAGCTACCGGCGATCAGTGTCCAGGCCGAAAACCCGCTTCCTAAGACATAAGCGACGATCTTTTCGCGAAATTCGGCCGGTGACATCTCGGCATCGAAGCCAGGAATATTCTTGAATGCCCCGAGTTTCCAAGCGGCTCCCGCGTATTTAATATCCTCATCCTCGATCGGGCGGAACGAAACCCCGCCACGCTTCAGCGTCCGGCTAAGACGCGGCCTCGAAGCGAAGCCCGACTTCGGCGATGCGGAATGCGGCTGTTCCCGAGACTTCGATTTGAAGCTGGAACTCGTTCGACTTTCCCGCGATGCCGAAGGGTTCCCTGACGAATCGCTCTGCGAATGCGGTTCCGTAATCGGTTCCATCGCTATAGTGGAATCCGCCGCCATAGACGGGCCTTCCTGAGATGGCTGGCGCATCAATCGTGACAACCTCATTCAAGACCGCGACGCCCGACCACAAAAGGGTCAGCGTTGCAGTGAACGCCTCATTGCGGCGATATTTGATCCAGCCTTCAACGTTGAAAGCCTCGGCATTGAGCGGAACCGAAAACATCGGCGAGGTTCTAGAAACGGTGATATCCGTTGTCCCACCATCGCCGGCTGTCCCTGTGCCCTCCATGCGGTAGATATTGCCGGCCGAATCGCCCATGAAGACGTATTCAAGGCCGTCAACTTGATCATACATATTCATGACCGCAGTCGGCGTGAAAGCAAAAGAATGCGCAGTCACGAATTTCGACCATGGCGATTTCGGTGACTGCCCCTGCAAAGAGCGCCCCGTCGCGAATCTGACTTCCTGATCCCGCAGAGACTTTTGCAGCATCAAGCATTGCTGCTCGCCATCGGGGAAAAAATAGATGCGCTGTAATCGCAAATTGGCGACGGAGGTCCAATTATCGAACCCCTCTACATCGCCGGAGATCATGCGCGAGAGATCGTCGGACTCCACATCGCCAAAATTCTGCGTCGATGATACCGCCTCAATCCGTCCTTGCCGACCGTAGACTATATCGTTGCCAACAAAGACCAAGGATTCATCGCCGGATGCCGCACTATCGGGATACAGCTCCGCAATAGCAAAGTTTGTCGAATCTGTCCCGGTCAGGATGAACAATCGTCCCCGTTGGGAGGAGAACACCGTTTCGCCAAAGGCCGAGACAATACCGTTAATGGGCTTGAGATCGGGCGTCAGCAGAAAGAACGCATCACCCGAGCCGAGCGAATTGGATGGTGCGTCTGAAACGGAAATGGTCTTGTAATCAGAAACCTTGGAGCCAGCAAAAAGATGCGGCGTGTCCGTCCCATTGGAGGACACATTCGCATAAAACGCCCGCTCATCGATCACATAAGCATATTTCGCAATGAACGCGCCAGAGAGATTATGTGCGACATGCTGGAACGTTGTGCCATCCCATTCGCAAATCGGATTGACCTTGGCGATATCCGAGATGATGACCTTATCGTCCAAGGTCCAATTGGCCGAGAGTGGGCCGCGCATCTTCGTACCAGTCAGAACCGTACCGACTTTAGTAAAGCCGGAAGCACCGTCCCATTTGTAAACATTCGTTCCCGATTGCACGAGGGTCGAAGTCGTTCCATCGGCCTTCAAAAGCTGCGCAAAGCCGTCGATTGATCCCGCGTTGGGCGATGTTGCAATCAGATCGAAGGGCGGACGATTGCGAAATTCCCGGTTCTCCAGATCGAGGATGAAATTCTGTCCGGCCGAGCATTCGCGCGGATCGATCTCATCCTCGGAAGCCCTTGTATTGAGCCCAAAGCCGAAACGGATTTGTACCGCTTCGTCTTTCTTCGGAACCGCCGTTACCATTTCCGCCGCATCGGCTGTTGCGTCAAGTAACGCGAGGCCCGACCAAAGCTCATCAGGTAGATATTGTTATCGAAGCTGTTCTTCTGCTCCCGGCTCCACATCTGCGCCCAGGCGGGAACCAGAGAATCGACCACTGTATCCGAGAATGGAAACGTGTCCGTTGCGGCCGATAATGAAAGCCGTTTGTCGTAGAGCAGCTCATAGACCAGCCCGTTTTCGGTCGAGGTCGGCGCGACATCGAAGCGCAGCATGTCATTGGTCGGGTTGATGCACGCATAGAGCGGCAATCCCTTCCAATTGTCCGGCTGAGGCTGATTGATCCGCATTTGCTCATAGCCGCCGGGATACTCGAACACATACCGTCCGTTTGTTGTGTCCATCAGCGGGAAGCGGATCGCCTCGGGGACGGGAGAGAGCGTGTATTCCCGCGTGTCCGTCACAAGCGTGACGTTCTGGGTTGCGCTCTCTTTCGGAAGCGGCATTTCGTTGGTGGAATAAAGCTCGTGGATACTCTCGTTGATGATCTGAACCATCGCATCGATATAGGTCTGGCGCGCTGAATCGGTCAGCGACGACAATTCGCCATTGACGCCGGAGATGACCTTGACGCGCTTCAGGCCGCGATTGACGGCATCCAGGAGCGAATAAGCCAAGTCAGGCTCCCAGCTTCTCCAGGAGATCGGTGCGCTTGTCGGTCTTCTCCCAAGCGATGCCGCGTTCTTTGCAGAGCGAGCGCAATTGGAAGAAATTAAGGCCGCTGAAATCCGTTCGCGGCGCTTGACCGGCTTCGCCCGTGACCGCCGGATCGGTTTCGAGCTTCGGCGGTTTCTTGGGATCGATGCCGGCGCCTTGCAGCTTCATAAGAAGCTGATCCTTGGTTTCCTGTTCGGTAATCGGCACGCGCTCTTGCCGAGCCAGCGCCCAGAGTTTCGTGCGGCGCCAGCGTTGCAAAGGAAGGCGGTCGTCTTCGGTGCGGGCACTCGTAATTTGAACCATGGACGCTCCTGAAAATGGAGGGGCCGGGCGTTACCCCGGCCCCAATTGCGTTTAGCTGAGTTTCGTCGCAGCGCAGATGACGGTCTCAACCCAATTGGAGTTGAGAATCTTGGCCGCGTGCCAGGATTTCCAGCCGAGCGTGCTCAGCTCGTCCAGGGGATCGGCGACGCCCGAAGAGCCCCGGTCTTTGTTGATCACTTGCACGCCGGGCAGCTTGTCGCCCGCCGTATAGCTCTCCTTGACATGCTGGAAGCCGAAGCCAAGCGAGCCGACCGCATCCATGCCCCAGATCGGCACGGAGTAGAGGTCGTTGTTGGTCGAGCCGCGGAGGCCCGTGCCAAGCGCGGCGCCGACATTGGTATCGATCGAGGCATCGGAAGTCTGAACGAACCGGACTCCATAGCCTGCGGTCGAGATCATGCCGAACTCGCCGTTCATGGTCGCGACTTGTCCGGCGTACTTCTCGACGCTCACGAAGCCCGAAAGGGTCGTGATGTCGTAAGCAACATCGGGATGGCACGCGCCATAATAGCCCGGCAGGATCGGCACGGTGCCGATATTGGTCGAGCCATCGCTTTCCGGCATGAACACCATGGCGTTGTTTCTCGCCAGATCGTTGATCACCTTGGCAATCGCCGTGAGCGTGATCTTCGAATTGACAAGGCCATTCGAGGCGACGCCGCCGACGCGAACCAGCGTGGCATTGTCCTCGAACTCGTCGCGCTCCAGCATGTTGAGCGAACGGCCGGCAGAAATCCCCAGCTTCATCGCCAGATCGTCGGTCTGGCCGTTGAAGTTCATGAGATCGACTTCCTCGTTGAGCAGGATGTATTGCCCATACTTGGAAACCGCTGCCGTGATGCTGGTGATCGACGGCGTGATCGAATCCCGGGTCGGGAGCGATTCATTGCCGGTCAATTCAGCCAGCGCAGTCGTGGTCGGCGTCAAATTCTCGATCCGGCGCCAGGATGCCGTAAACGATCCGGCATGTTGCTGAACCTCGCCCGGAACCGTGCCCGCGAAATAAGGACACAATGCGCGTGCGGTGCGCAGCAACGTTTGCTGGAAGATAACGTTTACTGGTTTGGTAAGCGTACTGGTCGTGGTAATCGCGGCGGCCATCTGGCCCTCCTAAGGGTTAGCGCCCCAAGAGTTCCCGCTTCTTCCGATTGAACTCCGCGTCGCTCATGCTGTTGAGCTTCTTGGTATCAAACGGCTCGGGCTCCGGGGTGCGGGTTGACGCACTCCGAACCGCTGCCCTGACCGCCGCCTTGTCTTCCGTCGCCTGAGGATCGGGCGAACTTTCCAACTCCTTGCGGATTTCCTTCGCGGCGGCCTTCAAAACCTGTTCCCAGGCTCGAGGATTTACGCTGCGTTCGGCCCACGCTCGGAGAAAGCGCGGGTCTTCCTCGGCCATGTCGCGCAATGCGCCACGCACGAGACGATCAGGAAGCTTGACACCTCCATCATCGATCTCGGTCTTGACGGCAGTTACGGCTTTGGCAAGGTCATCCCGCGTTGCCTGACGGGATTCTTCATCCCGTTTGGCTCGGACATAGTTCGCCAGCTCCTTCAGGTCTTCGGAAGGTTCCGGCTTAGGCTCAGGCTTTGATTCGGTTTTCGGCTTTTGCTCGGCAGGCGTCTCGAATTGCTTCAAGAGCGCGTCAAGCTCGTCCGGTGCGCCACCTACTGCCTCGGGGGCTGGCTTTGCCGCCTCGTTGGTCTCGGTTGCCACGGCTTGCGTATCAGGCATGCTTAGTCCTTCTTCGGCTCTTCGGGCTTGATGCCCAGAAACAAAAAGACGGCATCAAAGCCGTCCCTTCTGCCGCTGTGGTAAGCCCATTCGACGGGGTTGTTACCCGACGAGGGACGCCACAGCGGTATTTGCGGTCGTTCCAACGCCGAGAGCAGGGCTCGGAACTGCGGGTGTTGCTG